CCATACAAGTTATTTGCGACAGGCACAATCAAGCCAAAATGGGCAATTTAAGAATGACCAGGATGGTAAAGGAAGTTGTAGATAAAATATGAGAAAAGATGTAGCAAAAGAATTGTATAAAAAAGCCCAGGAAGTTGCTTTTAATTACAGCAGAAAGAATAGACCAAATAATTTTAATGGAGAGGATTTTGAAGTATCTGAAATCATACCAATAAGTGCCCAGGGTGCAATGGTTATTTTTACAAAATCCACAGGAAAAAAAGCATTGGCACATTTCATTCATATCGATCATCCAAAGAATCCATTTTGGCAATATTACATTATGGGATCTCAACATTTTATTAATCTGCATATGCTCCAGGAAAAGTATGCAGAAGTTGAAAAGAATAATTTCAGATTAAACTTTAGCGATTGATGAACACCAAAAGAATAGGATGGGTAGGTGAGCAATGTGTCAAGAAAGACTTGATGATGAATAAAGGATTTTCAGTATACGAACCTATTGTAGACGATGTGGGTGTGGATATGGTGGTAGATACAGGAAAGAGCCTTAAGAGAGTTCAAGTAAAGTATAGAAACAAGCAGAAAAGGCATAAATCGAGCATAGAAGTAAGCCTAAAAAAATATGTAGGTAGCAACATAGATGTGATTGCAGTCTATTATGCACCAAAAGACATCATCGCATATTATCCTTATGAGAATGAAGAGGTGATATGCTTGGCAGTAGAAACAGCAAAGAATAACCAAGAGTCACATAGGAAGTGGTTCTATAGATACATGGAGTTTCCGTTATGAGGGGTTGGATTAGTTTACAAAAACAGATAAGGAATCATTGGTTATGGGATGATCCTAAATATTTAAAAGCCTGGTTGGATATGTTGATGATGGCGAACTATTCAGAGGTCAAAAAACCATACAAAGATCAGATCGTAACGATCAAAAGAGGTGAGTTTCCTTCATCATATCGCAAGTTAGGTGAGAGATGGGGTATGGCAAAGAATACGGTAGTAAAGTTTATGAATCGTCTAAAAGCTGACACAATGATTGACACACATACAGATTTTGGGTTTACCCTCGTGAAAATCATGAATTATGAGAAATATCAGAGCCAAGAAGGGACAGTTACTGACACAGTAGGTATGACAGTGAGTGACACACCAGCTATGACAGTGAGTGACACTACTATAATAAAAGATAATAAGATTAATAAAACTAATAAGAAAAAAGGCGATGCTAAAAAAGCATCACCACTCACACTCAAAGATAGGCAATTAAAATTTGTAGAACAGATAAAAAAAGTTGGCAAGGAACAAGGGTTACCAGAAGTAGAGCAACGAAAGTTTAACAACCATTGGGGTGCAACGAATCAAGGAGGAAAGAAGATGCGATGGGAGATGGAAAAGGTCTTTGATATGAAGCGAAGGATGGCAACCTGGAAGATGAACATGACTGCATTTAGTTGGGATAAAGATGCCCAGGTCAAAGCACCAGAGATCCAAAAAGAAATAAAGAAAGTTAAATACATTTGTTTTGGCTGTGACAAGGTTAAAGAAGTGCAGGGAGAGATTACATCTAACGATGCATTTTGTGAGTGTGGTGACCAGTTTATGAAGCCTTACGAGTACAACACAATGAAAGCAAAAGACAATCCATCTAAAAATAGTTTACAAGCAGAAAACCCCAGTTTTCTTTCTGGAAACCCACAAAGTAAAGAAAAGGAAATAAAAGAAAGTAGAGGAGAAGTATTAATGTCTGATCAGCAAATATTAGAAAAACTTGGATATGCAGTATGAACGATTTTATCCTTGAGATTTTACAGGCAACAGAAAAAGGTTATGCAGACAATTACATGAAGCAGGTAGACTATAATAAAAAAGTTAGAAATAAAAAAGTATTAGATCATTTAATTAGCTGTCCACAATGTAAAACTGTGTGGCAATGGAATCATCACAATAGAAACTTTAGTAGAGAAGAAGGACCACAATATTATTATGTTGATTTTCCTCATTATGGAAAGCCAAAAGAAATCTGTCCTAAATGCAAGAAAGTCACAGTATTAAATAGTGATACTAATACAAATTTGGAGCAATAATGGATGCTATTATTTTATATTTGGTACAAGGGATCACTGTTCTTTGTGCTTTTTTTTTAGGTGCTTATGTGTATCAGCGAGGACAATCCGATCAATCCATAGTGCCACAACTTAATTTAAACAAGAAAGAAGTAGATCCCCAGCCAGACTGGGATCAAGTGTGATTGTTGAGGTTGATTATGCTTTTAACGAATTTGATGATGTCCAGGAACTTTGGGCACATCTTGCTATTAGTGCTTTACAAGCTGGATATGTACCTATAGAGGTTATTGTTGGATACTCCTAAACTAACCGATAAACAGCAAATGTTTTGTAAAGAATACTTAATAGACCTAAATGCAACACAAGCGTGTATACGAGCAGGGTACAGTGAAAAAACAGCAAATAGAATAGCATCAGAAAACTTGTCTAAACTTGTTATACAGGAAGAGATTAGTCGATTAAAATTAGAGCGAGAGAAGAGAGTAAAATTAACTGCCGATAAAGTATTGAATGACATAGAGCGAGTCAGACAATTATCAGAGGGGAAAGAGCAATATAATATTTCTTTGAAAGCATCAGAACTCCAGGGAAAGCACCTGGCGATGTTTACTGATAAGCACCAAGTAGATGGTGAAGTCCAAATGCCTGTTATTAATATTTCATTGGCAGACGATGGCTGACATAAAACTTAATCCAAACCAAGCTGATTTCATGCAGTGCGATGATCAAGTAATTGCATTTTTTGGTGGAATCGGAAACGGTAAAACATTTGCAGGGATCTTAAAAGGATCCTGCGAGTCGTTGATGGAAATCATAGCCCACAATTAGGTATGATTGCCAGACAGACCTACCCAGAATTACGAGATTCAACCCAGCGTACCTTCTTTGAACTATTGCATTTAATGGGATTCTTACCAGGAGTTCATTACGAATACAAGAAGCAAGAGAACCGATGTATTTTTAAGAATGGTCACGAGATTATCTTTCGATCATTAGATGATCCAGCCAAGTTATTATCGATCAATTTAGGCTGGTTTTATATTGACCAGGCTGAAGAGGTTAGCGAAGAGGTTTTTCTTACGTTATTAGGTCGTTTAAGGGCTGTATCAAACCCACAATGCTGGATAACTGGTAACCCATTAGGACATAATTGGGTATGGCATCGATTTATACATGATCCAGTTCCTGGTAACATTATCTTTAATGCAAAGACTGAAGAGAATCTTGCAAACCTACCTGCTGGTTATGTAGACAGTCTAATGAATAACTACAATGAGATTTGGGTTAATAGATATTTATATGGATCCTGGGATGCTTTTGAAGGTCAGATCTATCCCGACTTTGAGCCCAGTGTCCATGTTGTAAATGATTTTATGCCAGATCCTGGTTGGAGAAGGTTTATTGCTATTGATCATGGAAGAACCAACCCAACAGCAGTGTTATGGGGTGCAGTGGATAATGATGATAAGATATTTGTATACCGAGAGCATTACGAAGCAGGTCAAGATGTAGACTATCATGCCAGGGCTTTGAAGGCTCACTTAAATGAAGGTAGATATGAAACTTATGTTATTGATCCGAGTACAGGTGCAGGGAAGCAAGGAGATCCAGAAACAATAGGGAATCGCTATAGGCAATTACATATCCCTGTTGTGGGAGCAAACAATGATGTACAGGGTGGGATTGATAAAGTAACNAACTGCATTAAAACCAATAAAATATTTATTACCAGGTCCTGCGAAAACTTACGAAGAGAATTAATNAATTATCAGTGGGANCAACCCAGTGCATCCAGGGCAGATCTAAATGCNCCAGAGAAACCATTAAAGAAAGATGATCATGCTGTTGATGCTTTACGATATATGGTAGGTGAGATTGTAGATAGTGCAACCAGACCAGACACCAGGACAGACACCATGAAGTTCATTGATAACATTGTTGTGGATGCTGACAACACGCAAACAGAGTGGGATAATTACTAATGGCGATTGAATACAGGGGAGAATCTTTTCCAGGGTACAACAAACCAAAGAAATATTCTGGCAGTGGCAGATTTAAGAAGCGAGTCCTGGCAAAGAAAGGAGATAAGGTAAAGATTGTAAACTTTGGACATAAAGGGTATAAGCACAATTACAGCAAGAAAGCCAGGGATAATTATTTAAAACGATCAGCAGGAATAAAGAATAAAAGTGGACAAAATACATCCTCTGATAAGCACAGTGCAAATTACTGGAGTAGAAAGGAGTTATGGAATGCCTAAAGCATTTTGGGATAAAAAGAATCCGAAGAAAAAGAGTAAGAAACTCACCCCTTCGCAAAAAGCATATGCAAAGAAGTTAAGTGCCAGTAAGGGATGGAAATATCCTAACCTGGTTGCAAACAGCATAGCATCAAGGAAATAACATGGCAGGATTAGACTATTACCCAGCATTAGACCAGGAACAAGCATTAGATCAAGTAGCAGATGCATCAGAAAGAATACCCCAGGTTCGTAGCTGGTTAGATAAAAGTAAAAAAGCCAGAGCCTCCCAGGTAGATCGATGGCGTAAAAATGAACGATTGTACTATGGGAGACATTGGGCAAACCCAAGCAAGGGAACAGAAAGCCAGTCCAGGATGATCTTTAATTTCCCTTTGGCTGTTGTGGAGACAATTCTACCTATCATTAATGACTTTCAGCCTACAGTGGATGTAATGCCACGAGAAAAGAACGACATATTCTTTGCTGAAATGATGCAGAAAAGATTTCAACAGATCGTAGAAGAGACTGATTTATATGGTCAGATCCTCCAGGCAGTAAAAGATAGTTTAATCTACTCCAATGGATTCTTACAGATCTTGCCATCCTTAACAGAAGAAGGTGTATTTAAGGGATTTGATATACAAGTAATTGATCCTTTTACAGTGGTTCCTCATCCTTATGCTACTGAATTAGATTTAAAAGCAGGAGAATACTTTATGTTTGCTGTACCTATGGAAACTACCAGAATTTATAGGGAGTTTGGTATTAAGGTAAGTGCAGATGGAAAGTTAGATGATTATAGAGCATACCAAAAGGTAACGGATAATGGGGGAATAGAAAGTGCAAATGCAGAATCTGATTATGATATGGCATTGGTTATTGAATGTTACAGTAACGAATCTGATAAAGAAAAATATCCAAATGGTAGACATACAGTCATTGTCAATGATAAACTGATTGTTGATGAGCCATTAGAATTATACAGGATGCCAGTATTTATGGTGTCTAACTATAAATCACCACACAACTTTTGGGGTATGGCTGAAACAGAAAATGTCCGAACACAGACCAAAGCGATGAATGAAACCTTTAGTGCTATTAATGAAAATATTAGGCGTATGGGGTTTCCAATTCGGAAGGTAACCCAACGAGCCAAAGGTCAATTAACCCGACCAATAACAGGAGCCCCTGGAGAAGAAATAACTGTAGTAGATCCAAGCGATGTTACG